TCTATATTTGCATATATTTCCATACCTTCATCAGTTTTAAACCAATGCGCTAAAGCAGTGTATGGATGCTCATCAAAAGGAACTGTCATTATAGGCCTATTGTTTGAAGCCCATAAAAAGTTTCTTTGATCGTTAGATAATTTAATAATACCAAACTCTACAGCTTTAATACCAAAGTTTCTAAGCTGTACATTATCATCAGTAGCTAATTCTAAGAATAAAGAAGGATTGTTACGAGCAAATAGTAATAAATCTCTTTTAAGCTCCTTAGAACTCATCTTAGATACTTCAGAGCCTTTTTCTACACGCATAATAGCTTCAGCCATTTCAATATCTATTTGTCTAGCTAAAACTATAGCATCTGCTTCTAACTCTAATATTTCTATTTGGTTTTCAGCTTCTTTAATAGGTTTGTATTCTTCGTATATTTTATCTCTATGTGGGTGGTATAAAGACAAAAGTTTTTGCAAAGTAGTTTTTTCTTTTTCTACAAATAAACTACCGTTTCTAAATATAATATGTGCCAACCTTTGATCGCCTTTCATTTCGTCAACAAAAGGTGTTCTTTGGTTCTCACAGTATTTTAATTCTCTTTCATAACCTTTTTCTTCATCAAAGTAATATATACCGTTAGTTCTTAACATATAAGATAAAGGTTTTCTATTTGATGTTAAATTATAAACTCTATCTTTAATTTCCCACTTTGGTTTTGCAGGTTCAACTTTTTTAGGTTTTGGTGTTTTAACAACTGGTGTTTCAACAACAGGTACCTCTACCTTTTCTTTTTCTTTTTTTGTCATAATATAATATATAATAAAATTAATAAAATAAAGGGTCGAGGCCGAAGCCTCGATCCTTAATAAATAGTTTACTTCATTAACATGAAGTTGTTAGCAGCTTGTGTAATTAAACATCTTTCAGTTAAGAAGTGTAATTGCATAACGTCTAACGCAGATGTAGCAGCACCAACAGAACCAGTAACCCAAGTTTTCATTCTTCGGTCATCAGTTGCTGAAGCTCTAAATCTTACATGTAAGAAAGGTCTCTTGATACTAGATCCTACAGTTTGGTCATAAACTGAAGAAGTACCAGCAGGTATCATAACGCCTCTAATTCCATTACCAGGACTAGCAGCATTAATACTACCTCTTGTAGCTTTGTCGTTTAAGTATCTAAAGTCAGACTTATAGAAGTCATAAGAACCTCTTCTAAAACCAGTGAAACCTAGATTTAATGCCATATCTTCAGAGTTGTTAAATACACCAAAAGATGTACCACCAGCACCGTAAGAGTTCATTGAAGCTAACATATCATCGATAGCTAAGCTAGTTGATCTGTCAATAAACATCATGTACTCTTCAATAGCACCTTGCTTATCAAATTCAGCAAGTATTGCATCAAACTCAGCTAAATCAGTAGCAGGATTAACACCAGTTACACCAGTAGTTATGTTACCTCTATCTTCGATAGCTGCAAATAAACCTTGTGTACCCGTTTGGTTTCCATCTGTACCGTACATAGAGAAAGCAGAGTCAGTTAAAGTTGCAGAACCATCAGAAGCAGATAATTCACTTTCTAACATTGCCATTTCAATATAGTCAGTAAATCTTGATCTTGTGTCAGCTTCAGCTTTTAAGTACCATAAGTAACCTGATTGTCCGTTTTCAGCAGAAACTTCTACCCAACCAATTCTAGATGCATCAGATCCTGATACTTCGTAGTAGTCTTTCATAATGATAGGCTTGTTTCTAAATGATTTAAACTGAGGCTCGTTAGCACCTCTACTATCAGTAGCAGCTGTACCAGTAGCGTTAGTGTAAGACTTGCCTTTTGCAAACTCAGAACCATAAACTAATATAGTAGTATCATTAGCACCAGATGTAGTAGATAAAGTAGCTTGAGTATAACAAGCAACAGCTATAACGTTACCTATAACTTCAACAACTAAACATTTGAAAACACCATTAGCATTAGAAACGATGATAGTATCTGATTGTCTAATACCGTGATCAATCACAGTACTAGAAGAAGTAACAGCAGCACCATCAATTTCTTTGTTAATTGTTATTTCAGTAGCACCAGTTGTTGTACCATCAGCACCTAAACCAGAACCAGCGTTAGCATTAGTTACTTGTCCAGTGTATGATAAGTGTAATCTACCTTGCTCTGACCAAACTACTTCATCAGCAGTCATAGCTTCTTCTGCACCTATTTGTGATAGGAAACCAGAAATTGTGCGAGGTCCAAAAACCTCAGCCTCTTTTTCCATTAAATCTGGAACATATTGTTGCGCCCAGCCTTTGCCAGCTTCGGACGATAAATCGAGGTAGTTATTGTTTAGTGTTTGCTTAATTGAAGCAGGTACACTATTCAAATTACCTCCAGGAGTAATTGCCATAATTTTGTAATTTTAAATTTGTTATTTATTGTTTTTAATTTTAAACTTAAAATCATTGGAAGTATCGCCTAACACTCTAACTTTTACACCTCCTGTTTGTACTTCACCAAAAGCTTGTCTTGGATTCATATCAACATTTTTAGACTTAGCAATGCTTTCTTTTAAAGCATCAGCTTTACCTTGTTCGTAGAAATGTTTAGCAACAGCATCGGCGTTCATAGCTGCAAATAACGATTTATGATAGCCTTCAGCATCAGTTAAAGTAGAGTTTTTATCAACAAACCTTGTCATAAAATTTTGTAAGCTACTTTGTTTTTGCTTAACTTCATTTACATTTTTAACATTAAATCTAAACTTCTTTTCACCAACATTAAAGTTAAATCCTTTAAATTTATCATTAAAAAGATTATTAGTTTTTTGTTCAAAAATTTTAGTATTGTTATCTACAACTTTTTTAGTTTCCGCAGATTCCTTGTTGTATCTATTGAAAAAATTTACAGCTTTTTGCTGTTCAGAAGTCAACTTTGACCCAGCTTTAATTTCTTCATAATATTTAGACTTTTGCCCGTCTAAATAGGCTCTAGCGCTGGCAACTTGCTCTTTTAACGCTAATTTTTTTCTTTTAATATCTCTTTCGTCGTCTTCTTCTTCGTTATAGTGAAAAGAGTCTTCCATTAAAAAACTAATTTCATCATCAGTTAGATGTTTTTTAGTTTGTTTATAATATTCTCTTAACACACTATTGTCATCATACACGCTATAATCTTGGTTAAGACGAACATAGTCATTTATATCTCCACCAGTTTCTTCCATAAAATCTACAAGCTTTTGTATATTTTCTGGTAGTGCTTTACCTGTTTCTTGAGCTTCAGTTATAGCTTCTTTAGTTTCTTCAACTAATTCTTCAACTTTTTCTTCAACCTGTTCTTCTGTTATTTCTTCAACAACGGGTTGTTCATTTTGAACTTCTTCGGAGACTTCTTCTCCGGTAGGTTTTTCATCTGTTTTTTCGACGTTTTCTTCGAGTACTTTTTCGCTAGCCTCGGATTCGTCGCGTACAGGAACCTCATCTGTGCTTTGCTCTGGAACGGCATCTGTTTCTGGTTTTTTAGTTAAATCTACTTTGATGACATTGTCATCTGTATTGTTTTGTTTTTTAAGATCAACTTTTACAACGTTGTCTTGTGTAGTTTCTTCAACTACATTTTCTTTGTTTTCTTCCATAATATAATATAATAATAATTAATAATTTTAAGATAAACCTCTTAAATTTAGTCCGCTTAATATATCATTACTTGCTGACTCAAAATTTTTAGGTGGTTTACCTGTTTTTCTTTGATCTATAAGTTCACTTTGTTGTGTGGCTTGTATTTTTGTTCTTTCGTCTTTTCTATCTTCTTTTTGTTTTTCTCTATTTTGAACGTTTTGAGTTTCAACTCCTTTTAACTGCATGTTATATTGAAACTCTAAGCCCATTAGTTGTTTTTTAGCTTCTGTTTCTTGTTGTAATTTTTGCAAATTTAATTGAGCTTCTACTTGTGCTAACTCTAATTTACTTTGAGTTAAAGCTTGGTTTTTTTGTATTTCAACTTGAGCAGCTTGTTGAGAAGCTTGCGCGTTAGACTGTGATTGAGCTTGAATGTTTTCCATTTGCATAGCTCTATCTTTTTGTTCTTTTTTACTTCTTCTTATTTTTAAAAGTTTATTAGCTAACTTTAAATTTTTAGTCTCTCTAATATCTATAGCATCTTCAAGCTCTATATTATTTTTTTGTAAAGCTACTTGTATATTGTTTTCAAGCATTTGTTTTTCTTCTTCATCAGGTTGAAGTTGTATAAATATACCAAAGTCATACAAATATAAATCTTCTATTTCTTTTAATGTAGCTACATTATGAGAACCTATTGCTTGTATAAAAGCTTCTTTTGTAGGTGAGTATTCAAGTATATCAGATATTCTAAGTGATAACTGTTCTGCTATTTCTGCTGTTAAAAACAAACCTGCTTGAAGCACGTGTCTTGTTGCAGTATTAGAATTAGCAGCGGCTAGCTTCTGCACTCCAACTAAAGCGTTTTTATCTGGCGTACTACCATCTCTAGCTTCATTAAGCCCAGTAGTATCTCTAATCATTTGTAAATAATAATTATAATTAGCTATTAAAGCTTGTATTTTATTACCGCCATTACCACTTGTTATTTCTTGTATAGGAACTTTACCAGCGTTAATATCACCATCTTGTGTATACGATCTACCAATTATACTACCAGTCTGGAAGAACATATTTAATGCTTCTTGTGGATTGTAGTTTGTGCCATTACCTAAATCAACTTCAGCTAAACCGTCAACATCTAAATAAACACCATCTGGCACCATACGGTTTAATACTTGTTGTAGTTTTAAATGTGTTAGCTGTATCATATCAGCAAAACCTGTTATACGTCTAACTAAGCTTTCTATTCTACCTTTGTACATACGTGGAGCAACAATGCTATAATTTAACATAACTTTAGTATAATCACTTTTAGGCCTTATCATGTTTTTAGACAGCTCCCATTTTAAAAGTTTATTACTACCTAATATTAAAGCACCTTCATATAAAACTTCTATACTTCTATGTAGTCTTGTAAAATTACCTTCTTTGTTTTCTGGTGGATTAAAGCTGTCATCTTTTTCTATAACTTTTTCTGCACCTGTACCTGTTTCTTTTACTTTGTAAACTTCGTTCATATATGTTTTATAGTCAAAGTATAAAA